CTTTCCACTTCGACATTCCTTCTGTTTCGCTTGTCTGTAAACGCTTTTTGGTTGAGTATTGTTTCGGCATATAAAACCTAACATAATTGCGCAGACTTCATACTGTCCTTTGCATCATGCTTTTTTTAAGGTCCCGGGAACAGGCTTTAGTCACTCGTTTAACCTGCCTCGTTTGTGTGTGGTATCCCGTGACATGGGTGGAAGTCTTTCACTTGCGTCTTTCGACTACTTCCTTAACCAGACATGGATCAAGCTCTGCCCTCCGACGCCACCAAATTAATGATAACGACTCGGGCTGTGCCTACCCAGGTACACCTAACGCCACTCAAAACGCCCACGGACACCCAAAAGGGTCCGTCTCCTCCTCTATTACCCTACGCTCTCGCAGGTACACCACACTCTCTTCCTTTCTCCTACTGTAATCAGGAACTGCTAAATAGAGCCAGTCCATACAGTCTTCACGCTCCTTCAGGCTTAGCCCTCGGTCATTGGTCTCAATAACTTGCATGCGATCCGCTTTGTGGAACCACACGCTAGCCGTGAGCCTGTTCGAGTCCTTTGCTTCGGCCTTCGTCGCCTCGCTTCTCTTTATTGTATTTCTAATTTTATATCCACCCGTCTTCTGGCGCAGTGGCACGAACCTTCTTTCAAACTCAGCGATGCGCTCCGCATCCTTCCAATCCTTCGGCCAACACCGGAACTCTCCGTACGACATTCCCTTCAACAGCTTCACGCTGGTACCAATCCACGCTCTTTTTTTTACGCACGCTAGGGCGCGCACAACCCTCGGATACAACTTACCTGGCACACACTGGACATTCTCTCTGATGACAGCTGCATGGGCAGCCATCACATCCGGTTTCTTCCTGGGGTCGGCTTTCTTAAGGATCCCTTTGTAAGAGATCGACCAAACTCGCTTGACGCGAACTTGGCCCCGACGGAAGAGACGAGAATTCAAAGTGAATAGGTACTTGTGCGTCGATGTCTTAGATTCGTTGACGACGAATCCAGACAGGGGGAGACTACTCCGCCACTTCTCTGTCAACTCCTCTCCCTGGACGAATACTATATCGTCCCCGTTGATTCTTACCAAGCCTTGGTGGATGAGCCGTTCTGCTTCATCAACACCAAAACCCAAGAACAACGTTGCCATGTTGCTTATGCACAGCAAGGGAAAAGAGAGGTAGTTACCCATGAGTTGACCGGTATTCTGCTCCGACACATGCCTGACTCCTTCAGAGTCTACGTATGTCAGAGTACCAGTCATCGATG